GATGCGCTCCATCAACCATTATGTAATCAATACTCCCATCTTCAAATTTGTTAAGTATATCTTCACTGTCTGATCTTCCTTGACAAGGTATTACCATCTCTCGACCTATAAAAAATTTTAAGTTTTCTTTAAATATTGAAAAAAAATCTTTTGGTAGTTTTAAATTTACATGTTCAGAAGACCCCTCAAAAGTGTCAACACAATAAATTTTAACATTCTCTTTATTTGCATTCATTAAAGATGTGGCTAAGTAATGTGTTGATCTGCCTAGAAAAGATCCTATCTCTACAATTTTACCGTCTTCAGGTATTTCATGTACAATTTGATCATAAGATTCTGCATAATTAAACCATCCAGGTATTTGAAAATATGTTTGTTTCATAGTTAAGTTCCTTTTTTATTTGTCTTAACTATTTGTATATTTTTAGGTGGGATTTTCAACCCTTGTGATTGTGGTCCTTTTTTAGGAGGGATCGTTATCGTTAGTCTCTTCTTGTTTTTCATCTTCACATCCTACACATCCACACCACGTGCAAGATTCTCCACAATGGCACTCACAGTCACATTTTGCACAATCTTGATGAATCATAAAAAACCTAATGCTTTCGCTATGGCTATTTCGATACTCAACAACATCGTGAACCCTAATACTGTGCATATGATAGCTGTTGGTAAAAACATATAATCTTTAAAAGTTCTTTTCCTAGTGCAACAACTCATTACTTACCCTTTTTAGTAATTAAACCCATCGCACCTTTTGCTCCCTTGATGCCAAAGCTCGCACTGCAGGCGATGTATAAGAGATGCTTATAATAATCAGGGAGTGAGTGTAGGGCTTCAAAACCCGCTTTTATATGTGGTGTCCATCCAGGTATGAAGACTGCCACCGCCGGAACCAACAGGCATATCAAAATTAGCTCGTCTTTCCAGCTCCCTTTCATTTGATCAACTGCAGTAGCCTCCCACGAGATTTTACCAGCTATCTGTTGCTCTTTAAGTGACTTCTGTGCCTTAATTTCTGTTAATGCTAGGTCTGCTTTTGCTTTTTTTGTTTCAACGAAGCCTTTTACGGCATCTCCCACCATATTTGCGATGGGGCCTACTAAAAAATTCATCATTTTTTCTTTACTCCCTTAATTTTACCCTTGTTTATGCTTGCATAGAACACTTTTGCACCTTCTTTCTTGCCATAAGTCTTAGCCATAGCCTTTTTTATCTTTTTACCCTTCTTGTTTAGGGGCATTTGTTCTCTCTCTAGCTACATCAGCACGTAAATTTGCTAAATCGTAGTCTTTTTGTAATTTTTGTGCGTCTAAAACTTGTTTATAATCAAATTGATTTTCTCTTAGACCTTGTTGTTCACCTTTTAACTGTGAATCCATCTCCATTTCTGCTTGTCTTAATGCTAACTCCTGTTGTTTAAGCATTACAAGTGGGTCCATATTCTGGTCTTGCATAGATTCTGCCTCTTCAAGAACCATTTGTTCTGTAATTTTTGCTATTTCTTCGTCAATTTTAATACCACGCTGCATTTGTAGAGCTTGTATTTGTTCTGGTGGTATTTGATCACCAAATTGTGCACGTAATTTTTCTGCCTCCTGTACTAAAGCTTGATCGACTACCTGCGTTGCCAATAAAGATACGTGTTGCATAATATGTGATGTTAAATTCATTACTGCCATAGGATTAGCCTTAACTAAAGCAGATGACATAAAAAATCTGTGAGACTTAATATGTAACTCATGATTTTGTTGTGGAAAAGCTTGTAAGTTTGCACCCTTTAAAACCACACTATGTTCTAGTGCAGGATCTTGTGGTTGTGGTCCTTTTGGTATAGGTAAAATTTGTTCAACATCTTTTACTCCTAATGCAATATACATTCTTCTATATGCTTCATAAAGATTATGTATTTGTGGATTTGACTGTGCAAGTTGTAATTGATTTTGTGCAAGAGTAACTCTTTGCGACATTGAGAATATATTTGGATCTGAAACCGGTAGAATATCTATGGAGTCTGCAAAATCTAAAACTTTTATTTCTCTTGGACCACCAGTAACATTATATGGATATACTGGAGGTAGAGTTAATTTAAAAATATTAGCAAGAAGATTAAATTCTTTTTTCTGTGCATAATGTAATCTTTTGTGAACTGCAGACATAACTTTTGTGCCACGTTCCATCAATGCCATTGTAGTGCCGACTGGTGTTTGTGAGCTACCTATCTCAGATAATTGCATATCTGCAACCGCTGCAAATTGTTTACCTGCATCTACACACACGCCTAATAGTTGTAATAAAACTTGATCGGGACCTTTGTAAGGTAAAGGCATTAGTGCTTCACGAATAATTCCGTTAGGTGCATCGACATCTCTAAACTCACCAGGTTGTAAAGGTTGATCATCATCACGAACTCTTAAACCTCGTGACTTAAAACCTGCTGGTAAGTTGGATAATGTTCCAGCATCTAATAATTGACGTAAAGCAGATGTGGCAGTTCTAGTTAAACCGCCAATCATATGTATTAATCCAAAACCGTAAAAACCTAAACCTGGTAAAAACTTATAATGTACAAAATACTCGTTCTTTTTTCTTAGTGGATCTTGTTGATTGTAGTTTCTGTAAACGCTTAATACTTGACCTGATGTTCTATCTATAGTGACTATGTAGGGAAGCATGATGCCACTAGGTTCACCAGTTTTTACATTCATATCTTCAAAACCCTCTAGGTCTAAGTCTACATGTATTTCATACAGCTCAGCCATATCGCTAAGGTAATCTGATTTAGTGCCATCTATTTGATCTTTCTTTTCTTGTACACCGGAAGTGTATTCATCGCTTTCGTAAGACTGTAAATCTATGTCAAGGTAAAATCCTGATACTTGTTTTTTTCTCAAGTCATTCATCGACATTTTAATAACTTGTGTAATTCTTTCACAACTATCTAAATCAGATGCACCGTATGGCACAATAACATCCTCTGCAGGTATAAATTTAGATGTGGCTCTATTTAGTGTTTCTTCAAAATATATTTTTTTAAATGCACTACCTGATAAAGGTAACTGAAATAGTAATTGATCCATCTCTGGATTGTATTCTTCCATGTTATGTGTAATCTCATAATTCATGTAATCTTTTACACGCTCGGCTGCTTGTTGTAATTGTGTTGTGTTTGCCCCTACAACTTGTGTTCTCACAGGACCATCACTAGGTAAAAGCTCAACATAAGACATTGCTTGAAACTGTGTTACTGCCTGAGCTAACATTGGGTGGTTAACACTGGAAGCACCTCTAAATGGTCTAGTCCTCTCTTCATATTTAAAACCTAAGAGATCTAAACCCTTAGTGTAAGACTGCTCCCAATCGTCTCTAGATGATTTATCAGCTTCTATCTTTTCAACTAATTCATTAGATAAAGATTGCATGTAACTTTCATCTAATACTTCAGCTAAGTTAGATGTAAAACCTGCAGCTAATGGTGTATCTTGTTGTCCAACTATAGCACTACCATCTTCAATAATTTCAATATTTGGATCGCCAGATGTATCTAAATCTACAGTAGTGCCTGTCTCCTCTACCTCGATTTTATCATCTGCTGAAGTTATTCTTTGATTATCTTCGTTAGGATCGTCTGATGTGCTGTTATATTTATCTACCATATTGACCGAATATATCTGTGATTGAAACTAAACTATCTTTTGCAATTGTGCCACCATCTTTTTTCTTGAACATAAAGAAAGGTTCTTTTGATTGTGGACTATCTAGTGTCAAAGTGACCATATCAACAAGTTGTGGGTTAGTTTCTTCAATGATGATAGTAGCATTTTCTGCTCTGTCTGCATCGCCTAATGGTGTTAATTTTAACTCTCCACCTTGATTCTGTGCAAAGAACTCCATAGTTTGTCCTGGTGCTACTTCTCTTCTAATTACAACTTCGTTAGGGCCAAAATCATTAACTACACGCAAAATTTCTTCATCTAAAAATTCATCTACTCTTCTATTTGTTGGAGCAAATTCTCTCATTAGTTGTAATTCACCGTCAATATTTTTATTAAAAAACTTTAATCCTTTTTCTGCTTTAGTCGGATCAACAATTTTTTCTATTGCAACATTACCTTTGTATTTTTTTGCAATATTCTTCATTTGTTGCACAGTAACTTTGCCATACAAATTGTTAAATTTTACACCCGCAGCACCAGTTGGGTCTTTGCCCCATCTTTGGTTTACTTTATCCGCTGGCATTATTGCTACTTTGTTTATGCCTTTTGTCTGTGCATCTTTTATTGTTGCTTTTAACAACAAGTCAACATAGTCAGGCTGTTTATTAAATGGTATTGGAGGAAATAATTCTAAATCTTTAAAACTTCCATAAACAGAATCTATGCTGTCACTACTTTGTCCAAAAGCTGTTAAACTATCAGACTCAGAACTAGCGGGAACTTTTACACCTTTTAAATCTCTTTCTAACTCACTATCTCTTGTAAGGTCTAAAAGATTATCTAAAACTTTTTGTTGTTGTGTCTCGACATTAGCTATGCTGAACAGAGTTTCAGGGTTCGGTGTTTGAATGTCTATGTCTGCGAGTTTATTAATTTGCTCTTGTAAATCTCTTAATTCTTTTGCGTAAGTAGGAATTAATTCTTTTCCTGCTGTATTAGGGAAAGGTTTTATTGCAGATAAATTTTGTTGTAGTTTTTCTAATGTAGCAGGGGGAAACTCACTATTAATACTTTCTAACGCACGCTGACCCATAGCTTGCTCATAAGGATCATCAAGCTGTAGTCTTTGATTGGCTTTTTCTTTTACATTTTCAATTCTTTTTAATAATGCATTTAATCTTTCTTGTTCTTTACGAACTTTTGTTAACATGTCAGTTTGTAATTCTTGTATGACTGCCACTGTCTGTCCATCTACATTTTTGTAATCAGCAACTCTTGTAAACCCTAAAACATTTTCTTCTGAGTAATGTCCACTCGCAACGAATGGTTTACCCTCACCAGGTAAGGGTCCTGATTGCACTACGACCTCTCGGTAGTTTTGTCCAGCCTCGTCTAGTGGTTGATTACCTGCATTTTTATGTTTTGGCCTACCAAGAAAATTTAAAAAATTAGCATCGGCCGGTACATTCGCTCCCTCTTGTTTTACCTTAATACTAATATTACCCATAGGTGATGTTTCGTAAAAGTCTACGAGTTGCTTTTGTGTAATTTTTTGATTTGGGTAGTATTGTGCAAAGTCACTTAAATATTGCATAATACCTGAGTCGTTCAACTCTGCCTCAGGTGCAGCCTTGCCTTTAAAAAAGTTTTGCCAGTCTTGTGGTCTTGCAGCCTTTGGTGCGTTAGGGTCCATAATAGTTTCTAATGTAAAAGATTTAAAAGCAAAGTCGGAGGGTTGCATTTGTTGTGTGGCAGGTAATGTGGTGCCTGGAGGTGCAACCTGCGTATCTGTTTGAATTTTTTTCTTTGGTGTTTCTACAGCATCTACTTTACCGAATACCTTAAATAATTTTGTAGGATTAAATGCAGTGAGGTTGCCTGAGTCCACTGCTTGTTGAAAGAAGTCTTCACCTTCAAATGCTGGGTCAGGCATAAACTGTTGTTGATTAATATTTTGTAGCGGATCACCGCCAATGGCCATCGGTGTGGGAGCAGAGTAATCTTTACCCTCACCTGTACCAAATATGCGATCGTATAGATCAATAACCTGTGTTGGATTCAATCGGAAGATATAACTTTTATCGTAACCACTACGAATTAAAGCGTTTTGCATTTTACCTAACGCATCGCCGCCTTGAGACATACTCACTGAACCACCATCTTTAAGAGGTATCATTTTGAATTTTGGAGTAACAACATCAGGCACCCCTTCTTCAACAATTATTTCTAAAGCTCTCCTTAAATATTCTTTAGGATCTAAAGCTTTTTTTGCACCTACAATTAAAACTTCTCCCGCTTCCTTAAAATCTAACCCACCTGGTGGGCCAACAAAATTCGGATCTAAAAATCTTAAGCCTTTTAAAACTTGTGTATTTTTTGGATCAAACCCTATTATAGATTGCATCCCTAATTTTTTCATACGATCGTCAACTTGCCTGTATAGATCATTCAGATAATCATACTGACTTCTTCCTGATTTTATGTAGTCATTAACATCTATATCAATACCGGATAAAGCTAATCTTCGTTTTGAAATATTACCACCATATTTAAGTTGTTGCGGCTTCATACTTTTTAATTTTTCGATGCTAGCATTCTTACCAACCAACTGTGAGAAAATTTTATCTAAAACTTGATCGTAAACGGGTTGATAAACTTGGTTATAAACAGCAGGCTGTATTCTAATAAATCTTGCATCACCGCTTAACTCAAGAAATCTATTTTTTTTTAAATTTTTTGAAATTGGAATACTGTGAGCTCTATTACCTTTTAGTGACTTAGCTATTCTGTCTAATTGTTCAGAACTATATCTACCTGTATTTTCTAGTAGTTCCATCATAAAACCTAATTCTTTCTCGTAATCTTGATATTTTTTTTCTAGTTTTAAAAAGTCATCTATATCTGGATATGCTTTTTTTAAATTTTCTCGTGTTTCATCTGCAGTTTTACCGACATATGGTTTCACATAGTCTTTCATAAAAGTTTCAAAAGACATTCCCTCTCCATGCTCAGTCATAGATCTAGATTTGTGATGCATGTAATTAGCTATAGGATCTCCTTTGGGCAGTGCCCCCTCTCCAAGTTGTGGCTCTGAGGTGATAGCTCTTTGAACTCTAATAGAAACTCTCTTCCCTTTTTTTCCTGATCCTTGCAAATTGTAAGTGAAATCATCAGGATCATAAGCTTTTTGTCTGCGTGGCACTAAATTATTTTCTCTAATATATTTTGCCATATTCTGATAAGTCAGAAGAGGTTTGCCGGCATCATTTGTGTAAGGACTAATATATGTTTTCCAATTATTTATTATGGTGTTGAGTTTTGAATCATTTTTTAATGATAATAAAAATTTGTCGAAATCACCTTGAAAATCAGGTCGTGTGTTTTTAAGCATTTCAATTGTGGCGCTAGTATTTTGTATACCTTTTGTGACTATATCTCCTGCACCAG